CAAAATCATCTGCAAAAGCATCTGGTGAATCACCAACAGTAATCAATAATCTAGTTATGACAGTACCGTCATTATATTCTACTAAGTCATCACCCAATGTTATTGACGCAGGTGGTTGAACTGTAAAAGGATTAGGTAAATTAGTGTCTGGAATAGTAGCTACTTGGTTTTTTTCAGTAAAGGTGTACCAACTGTTTTGATGCTCAATTAAATTTAATAAGACTGTAAAATCTGGATTAATTGCCATTCCCACAATTCTAAATGGTTTAGAACTAAATCCGACTAAATCATAATCTAAAGCAATTATATCGCCAATAGCTAAATCTAACGCTTCATAATTAGCTAAACATTCAACAGTTAAATTATTTCTACTTCTTTCAAGGATAATTTCGCCAAATTCTAATGCTTGATAAGGATTAGTAATAGTGGGTATTGTGATTGTAGTTTCTTGTAAAAATCCGTCATCAGCATTTTTTAATGTTTGATGTTCAGCATCTGTTTCTGGATAAACAACAGTATCATTTTGCCAATCTTTGTCTGGTGAAACATAATCTACTAATACTCTATTGTATTTTTCATTCTTCTTTTCAGAATTTATTTTTAAACCACCAATAATATTATCTTCATTTAAAGTGACTGATGCTGTTCCTGTATTTTCAATAATTAATTTATATTTACCTTGTGTATAGGGTAAAAATCCCCTCATACCTTTTAAAAGAACTTTGACGTTCTGCATTAATTTATTAGATGTATCTAAATAAGCATTACAGTCAAAAAGATTAATTGTTGATGCACCAGAATAAGGGGTGACTTGTGTTTCAGCTATTTGACTAGAATCATAAAAACTTTGTAAATCAATATCAGATACATCAATTCCTTTTCCGTATCTTGTATTGGTTAAATAATCTAAAAGACACCAAGCAGGATTTGACGAATGAGCAGGGGATTGAGCAACCAAACTAGCATTATAACTAACTACTTTTCTACCTTCTATCTGTGCTTGAATTTTTGGTATTCCTGTATATTTGTCACTATCCCATTCAAAACGGAATGCAATATAACATAATCCAGATAATTTATGATTTGCAGTCCAATTACTTAAAGTAGTTAATAATGATGATGCTGATTGTCCGTCAGTTCCATAAAAAGTTTGCATTTGGATAGTACTACCAAAACGACTATCGTTTGATGTGACTGTTCCACCGTCAGTAAATCCAGTATTAAAAGTGACTTCATCATCTTCAACATAGATATTTGTAATCGCATTTATTTCGCCTTCACATAATACGATTGCTCCATAAAGATATTGATTATCATTTCCAGAAACTTCTAAAAATACACGAGTACCACCAACCCTTCTTGTTCCGTAAACCACAGGGATATTAGCATTGTTAGATTGTTTATTGATTAAAGCACCTTGTGCTTGTTGGTCGCCTTGATCGTAATCTGGAATATCTGGTATATTGAATGGGTCACGAATCCAACCTATAAAATCTTGTACTGCACCAACAACACCTGTGACAATATTTGTAATGCCATTAACTATCGCACTAAACGGATTCCAACCCATTACTTTCTACCCCATAAAATATCTTTGACTGTTAATGATGCAAATTCCATTCCTTTGTCTGTTGAAAAATAAATTTGTTGGCTACCTTCGTTTGTTTTGCGACCTGCTACTCTACTAAAATCTGCAAAGTGAGAAGTACAATTTAAACCTAAAATTCCATTCTTAGTATCTATGGCAAAACTTTCTACAAATCCTTTATTATAATTGAATGTATCAATAATTGCATCTGTATTGTCTAAGAAAGCAATATCAATGGTGACTTCATCATTTGAAACATTATTATTTAAAACAATAGATGTATAAGCACTATCTACTGCGGATAATCTAATAGAAAAACTAGATACATTTATTTGGGAACTTTCTGAATTATTAGTTATCTGTAATAGATGAGAACTAGCAGTATAAGTATTACCATTATGAGATAAATCTTTGTAATGATTGGTTAGTCTAACAGGTGTAGGAAATAATATTTCAAGTAAGATAACAGGATTAATAGATTGATTTGCTAGTTCATTCTTTAAGGCAGTGGATAGTCCTCTAGCCATTACAACGCCTCTATAAAATCAACTTCAAATCTATATAAATCTAAATCCCCTGTATTGAATTGCTGAATATCATTAGTTAGTCTAACTGTAAATTGTACTCCGTCATAAGTAACACTTTCTGTATCAGTTAATGCACTTCTTAATGGTGGTTCTATTGTAATGGTAGCATCATTAGAACTATCGCCTGTTGCATCTTCTACAACCATATAGACCTTTGAATGACCACCAAACTTAATAAAATCACCTGCCTTTAGTGTGCCTGTTATTCCTGTTATATCAATGGTGGTGTCACCTGCTGAATGGCTACCACTAACAGTCACTGTTCCAGACACATCACCTTTGGCATTCTTTAAATCTGGTAGTGCAATTTGAAATGTTTCTTTTTGACTGCGTTGTTTCATTATGAACGCATAGACAGGAGCAAATTCACTTCTGTTCATTGGTGGATATGATGCTGAAAATTTAAATCTTTGTCCGTCAATTTGAACTGCAAACATTTTTCCACTATCAGTCGTAGATGTAATAGTTGCTTGTTCCGAACTAAATCCGATAGATGCAAATTCTGGTGTTGTTGGATATGTACCTGCCATTAGATTAACGCCTCTTTTCCTTGACTATTTAAAGCATCATTTATCACATTAACAATAACACTTCTACGCTTAACTAATAAATCATCAAATCCTTGAGTATCATTTGCATTGATAGTTATGTTTACATTAGTTGCACGACCTAAATCTTTATTTGCAACAATAGTTCCAGATTGGTCTGGAACAAACATTTCTGCACCTTGTTCACCTACCATATAAGTAGAACCTGCTTGAACACGACCACCTAATGCACGACCTTGATATTGTTGAGATGCTATTGTTCCAATTTGTACCGCACCTAGTCCCCCAATAATTCCTGCAAAAATTGGCCCTAAAGGATATCCCCATTTAAGAGCAGATGCCATACCTTGCGATGTGCTGATAATTGCATCTCTAATAGCAAGTGCTTTATTAATAGCGAATGCTACTTTATTTCTTTTTGCTAATTCGTCTAATAATTCTCTACCGCCTTCTTTAACTAATTTGACTTTATTTTCCTCTGACATTTTGTCTAAATCTTCAAATTGGAAATTTCTATTTTTTATCTCAGAAAGATTCTTATCATAATACTGTTGTTGAATTTTTAATCTTTCTTCTGCTAATTTTCTATCTAACTCTTTTAATTCTTCGCCGTGTCTAAGTTCTGCACTTAATTCAAATCCGTGCAAATCTTGTAACATTTGTTTGTATTTTTCGTGTTCTTCTGCGGTTATTCCATTTTTGTCTTGTTCTTTTAATTTAATTATCTCTTGAATATGCTCTGCTTGTTGATTTATTAATTGTAGTTCTTCCTCTTGTTGCATTTTTAACAATTCAACTTCATCAAGTCCGAATTTTTTATTTGTTTCAAAAATTGTTTGTAATCCAGATTCATTTGCTTTGATTAATTTTTCTAATTCTTTTATTTCTTTTGAATAATCAAATAAATCTTCTTTTTCTGGTGTTGTAAGACCACCTTCTTCTTGTTGTTTTTGTAAATTTGCTAACTGATTTGTTAGTTCAATTGTTTTCTTAGTATATTCATCTATTGCATTAATTTGTGCTTGTGTTTTTTCTAATTCAATTTCTCTTCCACCGAATTGAATTTTACTAAATTCTAACTGTGCTAAATTTCTCTCTCTGATTGCTAAAGTTTCCTCTAAAATAGCAATCGCATTATTATTTGATTGGGTTGCTAATTCTTTTGCGTTTTGGATTGCTTCGTTTGTAGCAGTTCCATCAGCTAAAACTTTTTGATATTCTTCATAAGCGGTTCTTGCACCATCAATAGATTCATTAACTGCATTCTGTTCACTAAAGAACATATTAACAAGAGAAGTTAAAGAATCTAAAACTGTAGAAACACCAATCAAAGCATTTGATAATGCTGTTGAAGCACCAGACGCATTAAATAAAGTTCCAACAAAATTTAATAAACTATTTCCTGCTACTGTTGATGCTTGTCCTATTGTGGGTGATAATTTACCAAAATCTTCACTTAATTGTTGTGTTGCACCACCTATTGCTTTTGCTAATACATCTGCGGTTAACAAACCATCAGATGCCATTTTCTTTAATTCACCCCTTGTCCTTCCTGTTGATTCTGCAAGTAAATCTAAAATGACAGGTATATTTTCTGATATACTTCTAAATTCATCACCTTGTAATCTTCCAGATGCAAATGCTTGTGATAGCTGTAATATACCTGCTGATGCTTGAATACTGTCAGCACCAGAAATCGCAATTGCTTTATTGACGTTTTCTGTAATCTCTAATAATTGTTGTTGATTAAGACCTAAATCTCTACTGTTTAATGCTAATTTTTGGTAAAGAGTAACTGTTTCGGCAAATGCACCTCTAGTTCTTTGAGCAACATTAAATAATTGATTTTGAATACCAATTAATTCACCTGTACTGCTAGTGACTAATTTTAATCTATTTTGAACTTGTTGATATGTATTAGCTAAATCTAATGTTTGTCTTACAACAACAGAACCTGCAACTGCTAAAAAAGCGTTTTTTAAACTAAATAATGATTTTTGAGTATTTTTAACTTGTTTATTTACACTATCGAAACCACGTTTGGTTTGGTCTTGAAGGATAAATTTTATAAGTAATTGTCTATCGTCTGCCATTCTTTAATTTCGCCTTTTGAATTGCTTGTTGCTCTATTTCTATCTTATTTTCAAAATATGCCAACCACAAATTAAATTCCTCCACAGGCATTTGCATAATTTCACCTATGGTCTTATGTAGTTTTTCGGCTAGAAAGAAATACGACGACGCTTCTGGATTATTTTTTAATTTTTTTTTAAGTCTGAAACAGAAGAGGTGACTCCAAGAATTTGATTTGCGACTTTTGATATAATGTCTGGGTCAACAAACTTTTTCATTTTGACTTTACTTTCTAAGTCAAACATCTTTTCACCATCTTTGGTTTCTGCTTTCTTAACAATAATATCAATAAGCACGAAGAGGTCTCTTAAATCACCACTTCCAAATATTTCGTTTTTTTCTAGTAGCGTAAAAGGTTTAACATAAATGGCATCTTCGCCTGTTAATCCCCACTCCTCAACTTCTATAATTTTAATCTCTTGATGCTTAAAGTGATTTATAGCACCTTCAAGAAAGTCCTTTTTTGGCATTTATAAATTATACAGTTGTAGTGCTTACGCCACCAGAAAATTGTACGTTGATAGTTCTTGAAATAACACCATCAAGTGAAACGTTTTGAGATACACCAGTTACAATTGCTGTTCCTGTGTAATATGTATCACCACTATCTGCACCTTCTGGATATAAGTTTAAAGTTACTTCTGCACCAACTGTTAATGCACCTTGACCTGTGCTATCTGTTTCGTCCCAATGGCACTCAACAGTACCAGTAGCATCGCTTCTTAATGCTTTGTAGGATTTAGATGTATCAGTTAGTGAAGTATCTTCAACTGTGTCATTTGTTTCATCAATAGTAAAACCAGTAACTTCAGCTACTGCGTTTGCACCTACTTTGACTACTCCGCTTGTTCCGACGTGTGTTGCCATTCTTCATACTCCTTTGGTTGTTCTTGTTCTTCTACTATTACCTCTTTTTTCTTTGAAGTTCTAGTAGATTTTGTTTCTATTGAAAGTTTATATCCTTTCGCTAAAAATTTGTCTAGTTCATTATCCCAAACAGTTATGCTTCCTAAACTATTTGGCATAAATAATGTTACTCGTTTAGCCATTATGC